GACAGTATCCAGTTTCATAGAAGCAACATTCTTTAATGTTAATCTTCCAAAATCATCATAGAGTACATACATTTCCTTTTTCTCTCTTAGAGTATCATCTAGTGCAGTTAAGACCATATCAAAGAGTGTTTTATTTTCTTCAACTCTCGATATTTTATATTTTGTATCTTCTATGACATTGTATTTTAAATTAAAATCTTTAGCTAACATCTTTACAAGTTCAGATGCAGTTTGATTATTATATACATAAGTATCTTTATTCTTAAAATATCTCAACTGGTCGTAAGCAACAATTTTTATGTGATTTTCTTTATCTCTTTTCTTTTGAAATATATATCCATAAAATATGCCTACACCTTTGTAATATAATCTTACTGAGTTACCTTCGCAAAACTCTAATATATCATCCATGACTATTGTAAATTCTAACTTTGAAGGTGTTCCTCGCCTTTCAATTTCCCATGTGATACCATCCAAAACTACAGGTTCGTAGAAATCTTCCCAATGTGCTATGACTAATCTTACATCCCTATCATTTGCTAACACTAATTCATCAACCAAGTTTTAACACCTGCCCTTTATAAATGGTGTATTTACTTAAATTCTTCCCCTTATTTGCCTTATCCATCATAGATTTATTTAATTCGTATACTTTCTTATATAATGAACCATTACCAAGTTGTTTCTGACAAATTGACCAAAGGCTATCCCCTGCTTTTACTGTATATGTTTTAGTGTTTGTGGCATTGACTGAATCAACTCGTTTTGGCTCTATCTTTACATTAGGTCTACCAGTCTCATTTTTAGGAGGGGCAATAACTAACTTTTTAGTTGAGTAATCTCTATATTGCTTTAATTTTATTGCAACTTTTGTATCTGAGCCATTATCTGCATCTTCTGAAATAGCATACTCTTCAAGAGATACTTTTATATTAGTGTTAAATAGTACTTTATTACCTAATTCCCTCGATACAATAAATTGAAATGGCTTACAATCAGTTTTTAGTAATTCTAGCTTACTTAAAAAGAATTGAACATCCCTAAAAGTTCCACGATAAAAAGGTAATTTATTATGTGTAAACTCTGCTTCAAAACTTATTTCAGATAGCCCTTCTTTTTTTAATATGTTTACTTCTCCAGTATTTATCAAATCAACTGTCTTATTTTTATTTGTAACTTTAATCTCTAACTTTGGTGGAGGTATTGGTAATTGTACTCCATCTAAATAAAAATCATAAGCCACGATTACACCTCCTCTCTAAACTATTCCCTCAGCAGATACAACCATAGCATCATTCAGTTTTTCTGTTAGTACATTAACTATACCATCCACATCTGCATCTTTACTTATGTTATTAGTGTTGTTCATGTCAATTTTTATATTTACCCCTGTGAATCGGTTTATTGTTTCTTGCTCTGCAATGTCTCTAAGATATTTTAAGTCCTCTTGACTTTTATCCATAGTCTTTGCCATTTTTGCAGTATTGCCTGCTGTGTCCTTTGCTCCTTTTGCTGCGTCACTCAAAGGTGAATTTAATCCAGCTGAACCCAATCCATCACCAAGTCCGTATTTTTTATCCCAAAGGTCATCTAGACCTAAATCTTTTTTTGCTTTTTCGGCTATCTTGCTAATGTCAAAAGTATCTTTAAATTTATCAGTTATAGCATTTTGCCATTTAGTTCCAAGTGCATTTCCTTTTTGAAATGCTGCTCCAATATCTTTGTATCCCATTCGCTCCAATTTTACTTTCTCTGGTGCGTCTCCTACCCATCTGTTTAAGCTATCAATCTGTTGTTTGATGTAACTATTATCTGCCTTAACTGGCGTAAACGTTGCCTCTCCTACTTTACCAATATTTATCCCTGGTATTTTATTTATTAGGTCAATTAATTTGTTTACACCTCTTATTGCTATGTTCACCCCGTCTATGAAAGCTTTCCCAAGTGCATTACCCGCACTATTTACAGAGTCATTTAATGATGCCATTTTTTCGATTATAAAGATTACACCTTTTGCAATAGCTTGTTTCATAAAATATACACACTGATTCCAACCATTAGCAATTGCTTCATTTACAGTTATACATCCATTTAGAAGTCCAATCATTACGTTTTGTATTGCTGCTACTGCTGCAAATACTGCACCTACTATTATCCCTAGTACAGTCAAAGAAGTCCCTGCAAAATGATTTATCGCTGCTATTACCATAAAAATCACAGCTATTACTGCTATAAATCCAAGCACTATCCATGTAAGCGGACAAGCATACAATGCTGCATTTAAACCATATTGTGCTGCTACTTGCATCCATGTAGCTCCTGTAGCTAACTCGTGCATAATTACTGTTTGAGTCATTTGAAAATTAAACCAACCAGCTGATAAAGATGCTACTTTATTTGCTACAGCAAGTGCTATAGCTGCTATTGTATATATACCAATCGCTATTGTAACTCCATATATAATTGGAGCAATAATTGACCAATTCTGTGCAAATACATTAGCAACACTTAGTGCTTGTGTTATTATCCACCCCAATCCTTGCGTAATTAAACTAGTTCCAACAATCATCACATTAAAAAAATTCTGAAAAACTGGACTGCTCAATAAATCAATAAATCCATTAAAAACGCTATATCCAACAGCTCCCAAGACATACAAAGAATCAGTTACATTTACAATAAAGGTTCGGAACCCTCCACTTGATACTGTATCCTCAATCTTTTTTTGTATAGCTCCAAAAATCATTACTGCATTATTCTTTACACTAGTGAAAATTTGACCAAGTGTATAAGGCATCTGTTCAAATTGCTTATTTGTTTCAGCTGATGCAGCAAGCAAGGAATTTTTCACAATATCAGCAGTCAACATTCCTTCACTTGCCATACCTCGAATTTTTCCTATGTCGACATCGAGATAATCCGCAATACTTTTGATGATGTTAGGTGCTGACTCAAATACAGCATTTAGTTCCTCACCTCTTAATACACCAGAACCCAACCCTTGGGTTAGTTGTAACAATGCTGAGTTCATTTCTTCAGTACTTGCTCCAGCAATTACGAACTTTTTATTTAGTTGCTCTGCAAAACCTACAATTTCTTTTGTACTGCTAAACGCCTTACCTGCGTTCATGCCTATTCGTGAAACTATTTTTGCAGTATCTAAGTAAGATGCACGAGACCTTTCAGCAGATTGGAAAATCATTTTATTAAGCCCACTATCTGATTGTTGACCATCATTTATCATACTAAGTCTCGCGTTAGTACTTGTCATCTGGTCGCTTAAATTTCCTAGACCTCCTAACGTTCTTATACCTAAGTAGGTTGCTGCTAGCTTCTTTGCACTTCCAACTAATCTATCTGTAGAACTTGTACCCTTATTTATATCCTCATTAAGTCTTCGCTGTTGCCCATCAGCTTCTCTTATTTGTTGTTCTAATCTATCAAACCCAGCTTCTGCACGTGCTAGTTCTTCTCTAGCTGTTCTAATACTATTAACATCTATAGCATTGCTAGATGTTCTTTGTAATTGCTCGAATGAACTTAATACAATATTCATAGCATTAGTCATGTGTCTAAAAGCAGGTGTCATTCCGTCGAAAATTCGGATAGATGTTTGTATAGTTGCCATTTTTAACCTCCTTTCTTTTTTAACATAATATAAGCACTTACTTATTTTTAAGTAAGTGCTTATATATTATAAATTTAGCAATTCTTTTTTCTTAGTATTAAATTCTTCTTCTGTTATTGCCCCTAAGTCTAACAATTCTTTTAATCCCTTTACTTGTTGTATTGCATCATTAGAATTATTTTGTATATTAACAGCTTCATTATCCTTTACAATTATTGCTAAAACAGATAATATTTCTTGTGCAGAAGAATATGCCATTTTGTAAATTGAAGAATTACTTTTAGTTCTTAATTGTATCAGATTTACATAAACATTAGGATTACTTAAATTATTTAATGTTATTTTTATCTTAAGACTATCTATGAAAGCTTTTGTTGTTCTTTTAGCTGTTACGCCTCCAACAACAGCACCTACTCCTCCAAATAAAGCTCCCCCTGCTAAAGCTCTTCCTATCCCTCCTTTAGTCACAGTTTCGCCATTTTCTAGAAGTTCATATTCTATAACATCACTGTAATTATAAACACTTAAATTCACTTTTTCTCTATTAAACCCATTTAAAACAATAAATTTCTTATTATTATCATCAAATTCCATAAATTTTAATATTTTTTTGTAGGATTAAAATTTTTAAGCTCTTTTTCTTTATCATCTTTTGATTCAATAGCCTTCTCTACCTCTAATTTAGTTGGTAACCCACGATATAAAGTATTTCCTGGAGTAAAGGTGGCAACTGCATATTTCTTAAAACACTCTTTACACAACCATCCATCAGCTATTTTTTGTTTTCCTTTTTCTCCACAAATACAACAATTATCTTTACTTCCGAATAATCCCATAATATTACCCCCTACGCAATTTTATAAGATTATTATACTATATC